TTCTTGTGAGGCAACAAGATGACCGCCACGATGATCTTCGTCGGTGCCGACAAGGGCGGCGTCGGCAAGACGATGACGGCACGGCTTCTGCTCGACCTGATGAAGGTCCGCAACATGAAGCTGCGCGCGTTCGATGCCGATTATCCCGGCGGCGATCTGTCTCGCTTTGCCGGCTATGCCTCGATTGTCAACATCGACTCCATCGACGATCAGATGAAGGTCTTCGATGGCGTCAATGACGACGCGGTTACGGTTGTCGATCTTCCGGCCGGCCGACTCATGAGCGCAATTCAGACGCTCGATGACGCGCGGCTCCTGGAAGACGTGAAGCGCGGCGTTATGAAAATGACGTTGTTGCATGTGCTCGGCCCCACCGTGCGCTCGATCGGAGAGATCAGCGCCGCGGCATCGCGCATCGGCAACGTGCGACATCTGCTGGTCAAGAACCACATTTCGCCGGACGCTTCATATTTCGACTGGGACACGTCTGACACCAAGGATATCCTGGCGAGCATGGCGCCGATGATGATCGATATTCCGTTCATGGAAGATCGCATCCGCGAGACCTTGGAGAAGTCCGGCCCGGAAAAGGCTGGCGAGTCGTTCCTCGATTTCATGAACGACCCGGCTCAATCGCGCACCATCAAGGGGCTGCTCAAGACCTGGGCCGAAAAGTGCTGGAAGGAATTTGATCGCGTCGGCGTGCTGGCCTGAATTACCACGCCGGCGGGTGTGACGCCAATTGCGGCGCCCGAACGTAGCTATTTCTGCGCTTTAACGAGGCGCTATCGGACCTTTTGAACCAACAATTTGAGGCGCGCTGTGGGCATCTTCGATGGCTTGAAGTTGCCGCGCCTCGGCCGTCGCCGGCTGGCGCCAGTGCGGGATACGATTCAGTATCCCAACCTGATCCAGATCGGCCGCGTCAATCAGACCGAGGGCCTGGTCTACAAGCCGAGCCCGCGCAATCTGCGCTATTTCTCGCGCACGCCGTGGGCACGCCGCGCCATCAACGCGATCAAGGACCCCATCAAGATGATGGAGTGGGAGATCGTGCCGATCGGCGATGTCGATTGGAATAGCGAGCTAAAGCGCCAGGCTAAAGTCGTCGCCAATTGCTTCGAGCATCCGAACGAGACCGATGACTGGGCCTCGATGCTGGAGCGGTTCATCGAGGACTATCTGTGCGGCTGCGGCGCGCTGGAGACCCAGGTAGGCAGTGATCCGCAGCGTCCGTTGTGGATTTGGCCGACCGACGGATTCTCGATCCAGATTTACCCGAACTGGGATGGCAACCCCAAGAAGCCGCACTATGCGCAGACCGTAGGCTACGGCTCGCAGCTCGGCGGCGGCCAGTTCAAGGTGCTGTTTGACGAGGAGATGCTTTATCTCGCGCCGAACCAGAACACGGCAACGCCGTTCGGTTTTGGCCCGCTGGAGATGGCATTTCAATCGGTCGCCAGCCAGATTTCTACCGGCAAGTTTGCCGCCAAGGTCGCTGGAAATCAGCGCTCCTCAGTGCTGATGGATTTCCCCGGCTACCCGGCAGGAGAACTCGAAGCCATTCGCCACTGGTGGCGCAATGACATCGAAGGCCAGGGCATGGTGCCCATCATTTCGAGCAAGTCCGGCGCCGACGGCAAGCCTGAAAAGGTCGCCGTGCAACGGCTCTACCCGGAAGGCGACAAGGCGTTGTTCCTGGAGTATCAGGAATTTCTGATCCGCGAGCTTGCCGCGGCATTCGGCCTGTCGCCGCAGAATTTCGGCCTGGAGCGCGATGTCAATCGCAACACCGCAGAGGTGTCGGAAGACCGCGACTGGGATCAGGCCATCAAGCCGGCTGCGATCGAGATCGCGCGGGCTCTGACCAGACACTGCATCCAGAAGCGGCTGGGCTTCTCGCAATTGATGATTCGTTTCGTTGGTCTCGACCGTGAGGACGAGCTGGCGACGATGCAAATCCTGGAGAAGCGCTACCAGACCAATTCGATCACGCCCAACGAAATCCGCGACCGCTTCGGTGAAGTGCCGATGGATGACTCGCCGTGGGCCGATCTGACAAACGCCGACGTGCAGGTCGCTATGGACGCGGCGCGCGGCGCCAAAGAGGTCATCGATCCGCGATTGCCGACGATGATCGAACCGCAACCGCCGCAGCCGCCTGCCGGACCCAAGAAGGGACCGAAGAAAGTTTCGGCTGCCGAGGCCGGCATCGATGGCGCGATCAGCGCCATGTACGAGTCAATTGCCCGGCCGTCCAAGCGCACATTCTTTTCGCGTTCGCGCACACTGAAATCAGGGAAATAATTCCATGCCCGTTCAATATCATATTTCCGAGATTGCCGACGGTTCGGCTCCGCTGTGGAGCGATCGGGTTATCCTCGGCATCCAGAACAACATCGCCTTCACTGGCGGCGCCGACACCAAGGCCGTGGCCGTGTCATTCGTTGACCTGCCGACCGATGCCAATGGCAACGGCAAGTACGGCGTGTTTGTCACGCTCGGCGGCGCGCAGCCGGCCGGTACGACGGTGTACGTCACCAACAAGACGGCGACCGGGTTCACCGTCAACCTCGAAGCCGGCTCTGCACTCTCCGCAGGTACGCTCGACGTGCTGGTGATCGCGTAACCGATTTCTTCAAGTTGTTGGCCGTGTGAGGCGGCAGCAAAAGAGCGGCTAGTCAGCCGCGCCCTTGCCCATTCAATCCACAGGAGGCAACCGTGGCCGAAGATCAACGCATTCCAGACGCGGCCGGCCTGGTCGTGACGCAGCCGCAGAATAGCGTGCTTTCGCAGCTCAAACAGGCGGCCATGGCGGAAGCCGAATTGCGGCAGGAGCCGCTGGAGAATCCGCTCGATCAGGACCCGCTCGATGCCGTCGATGCCGGCGCAGTCAATGACGACGAAGCCGCCTTCCTTGCCGCCAACGGCATGGCAGAGGATGGCGAGCAGCCCTACATCGGCGAGACCGTCGAGGAGTTGCCGATTGCCGCCACTGCCCCGACTGATCCCAACGCCACCGTGTCCGCGGCCCTGATGGCTGTCGGCCGCTGGTACAATGACGCCGGCATCCTCGGCGAGGCGCTGCGCAAGCATCTCACGAATGTCGCTGGCGAAGTCGAGTTGCACGCTTTCATGAGCCGCCTCGAACTGCTCTGCGGCGAGGTGCGCCACACCGTCGATCAGCTTGAAACCGGCATGTCGACGCGATTGCGCCAGGCCATCGCCGAAGCGGTTGCAGCGTAAAGCGACCATCCAGATGCTTGTTATCAAGACCGGCATGGCGAGCGAATTTCGCGTCGCCAAGAAATACGCCGCGGCCGATGTTCTGGTATTGACCGGTATTCTGACCGTGGACGCGCTGCGCAAGTCGGTGCCGTCCAATGCCAGAGCCATCATTTCACTTGGCCTGTGCGGCGGCCTGGCGCCCTCGATCGCCGTTGGCGATGTGGTGCTTGCCGGCATTGTCGACACGCCAGACGGCGAATACGAGACAGACCGCGGCTGGACGCAGCGGCTTTACGAATGCACCGGCGCTCTGGGCGTGCGCTGGTGGTCATCGGGCGATTTCAATACCGCCAATAACAAGATCGAGCGTGACGCGCTGTTCGCCAAGACGCGTTGCCAAGTCATCGACGACGAAACCTTCGCCGTGGCGCAATTCGCGAAAGAGCGCAAGTTGGCGCTCGCCGCATTGCGCTCGGTATCCGATGGCGAGCATGACAACCTGCCGCCGGCCGTTGTTGACGCATTGAACGCCAACGGCACCGACAATCTGGAGGCCGTGATCTGGTCAGTGGTGACCGATCCGCTGCAAGTTCCAGCGTTGGTCAAGACCGCTCTCGAATACAAAAAATCAATGGACGCGCTCGATCGCGTCTGTCGGCAGGTCGGCAGCAATTTTCAATGGAACGATTGATGACCATGCCTGTCAACCCTGTCAACATTTTCGCTTACACGGCGAACAATCCCAAGGACCCAACCTATCCAGAATTCGTGTCGATGAATGTCGTCGACGGCAAATTCCAGATCACGGTACGCGGGCCGAAAAAGTCAGACGAGTCCTGCGGCGACGTAGCAACATGCACGCTACCGCTTGCTGAAATCGTCTCGATGATCAACGCACCGTTCAAAGCCCTGATGGAGCTTGGCAAGAACGGCCGGCTGATCGTGCCTGCCACCTGATTATTCTCTGAGAGGCAATTATGGAAGGCGTCAACGGCTCGGCCAACCCTGTGAATTGGCCGGCAACCAAAATCGAGCTGCGCGACATCGCGGCTCTCAAGCCGCATCCGCAGAACTCGCGCACGCATAGCGCCGAGCAGATCAAGCTGATCTGCAAAGCGATGCGGCAGTGGGGTTGGACGATGCCGGTCCTGATCGATGAGGATGATTTCATCCTCGCCGGTCATGCCCGTATCCGCGCCGCCAAGAAGAATGGCTACACCAAGGCGCCATGCCTCGTTGCTCGCGGCTGGAGTGATGCGCAGAAGCGCGCCTACATCATCGCCGACAATCGGCTGACCGAGAACGGCGGCTGGGACAAGGAATTGCTCGGCATGGAATGTGCCGCGCTGGAGATGAATTTCGACCTCGATCTCCTCGGCTTCTCGACCGCGCAACTCGACAAGCTGATGGGCCGCGAGGAGGAAGACGGCTCCTCCAAACTCGGCGAAAACAAGTTCTCGATCGTCATCGAGTGCGAGACTGAGGAAGAACAGACCCGACTCCTGACCAAATTCGAGGAGGAGGGCATCGAATGTCGCGCGTTGATTTCGTAGTCAAATCGGAAATCAAGTTGACGCCTCGCGTCAAGCAACTCTCCGGCATGTTCGACGTGCCGTTGACCGAGAAGCTGGAGCGCGAATGGTCGGGCGATGTTCCGATCGATACCAAGGACTGGAATGTCGGCCTGATCGTTGGGCCGTCCGGCGCCGGCAAGTCCTCGGTGATGCGCCAGATGTTCGGCGAGCCGAAGACCTTCGACTGGAAGGCCGGTTCGGTCATTGACGATTTTGATGGCAAGCACTCGATCGCCGACATCTCGGCGATATGCTCCGCTGTCGGTTTCAATACGATCCCGTCATGGATGAAGCCCTACGCGGTGCTCTCCACGGGAGAGAAATTCCGCGTCGACCTGGCGCGGCATCTGATGGAAGACGACGACCCGATCGTCATCGACGAATTCACCTCGGTGATTGATCGTCAAGTCGCCCATATTGGTTCGCACGCGGTTCAAAAATACGTTCGGCGCAATGCGCGGAAATTCGTCGCGGTCACCTGTCATTATGACGTGATCGACTGGCTCCAGCCCGATTGGATGTTGGAACCGGCCACGATGACTTTCCAGTGGAGGGCGGTTCAACGACGACCAGAACTCGCCGTCGAGATCGCGCGCGTCGATCATTCGGCTTGGAAGCTGTTCGCTCCGTTCCACTATCTGACCGCCGATCTGCATCGCGCGGCCCGGTGTTACGTGCTGTTCGCGGATGGCCAGCCAGCCGCTTTTGCCGGCGTGCTGTATCGCCCGCATCCGACCGTGAGCGACATCTATGGCGTATCGCGTCTTGTCACGCTGCCCGACTATCAGGGCATGGGCTTGGCGATGGTCCTGGTTGACACGCTCGGCGCGCAGTATCGCGCCATCAAGCGGCGGCTGCACACATACCCGGCGCATCCGGCGCTGATCCGGTCATTCGACAAGTCGAAATGCTGGCAGCTTGAGGCCAAGCCTGGCAAATTCTCGCACGTCAACGGTGCGACCTCGACGCTTGGCGCGCGCATCGGCGGGCGGCCGTGCGCGGTGTTTCGTTACATCGGACCCGCGGCGGAAGATGCCGACAAGGCCAGACGACTCATTACGGCGTGAATAGTTCGCGCTGCGGTATCAGCGCCTTCGCCTCGGGCGGCAGAACGGATTCCGGCACGCTGAAAAGCATCTGCATTCCGCGATACGGGATCGGCTTTTTGAAGATCACGTAATCGCTGCGACGCCAGCCGTAACGGCCAGGACGATAGTCGCCACAGACAAAATCGTCGGGCTCCTGATAGCCGTTGAGAATGGCCTCGGTGCGCTGACAGTCGACAATATTAACCATGCCGATCAGTGCGCCGCGCGGGCCAAGCGGCGCGTCGGCCCCAAGCACGCGCTTGCAGACCTCGTCCAGTTCGTCTTGTCCCTGAAAGTCATCAGGCGAGCGCTTGGCGGCATGCACAAGCGTCCAGCCGCGATGTTTCGTCGGCCAGCTTCTGGTCTCGTGAATCTTTGCAGGTGACAGCCACAGGGATGCCCATGGCTGCCATAGACTGATCGCCTTCACGGCTTTATCTCCTCAGGCTCTGCGGAAATCTCCGGGGTCTCGTTGGCTTCGAGAAAGCGCCACTCGATGTCACCTGATAGCGCTTTCGCCAAGGCTTTATCCTCGGCCTCTTGCGCGGAATTAGCCTCGACCTCGACAGTTGCTTCCTCGATGACGCGTTGTGTCAGTCCGACGCGATATTTCATGCGGCCTCCTTCAAGATTTCGCCCTGGGCTGCGGCGCAGCGCAGTGCATGTTCCATTTGCTGTATGTGCTTGCGGATCAGCGCGAGCTGGTCTGCGGCTTTCTTGATACGTTGCGGATCGACTCGTTTCGCGGCAACGCACTCGCCGTCTTTGAAGCCGAACCGCACCAGCTTGGCGACTTGCTCGATCCTGTTTTCCAGTGACGCGAGCTTGCGCCGATCCTCTTTTGATGCGGGCGGTGCAGACGCAAACGCGTCGGCTTGCGCTTCCGCGTCACGTAACGCCATCGCGGCGTGGCGGACGTGTTCCGTCGTCTTCAGTTTGCCGGCCGCAATCTGGCGCACCAGATTGGCGTGATGATGCTTCGGCGCCCAGGTAATGACGACGCCCATCGTCGGCGGCAATTGCCCGGACTTAACGAGGCCGCGAATGCCTTCGTCAAGTGACAGTAGTTCGAGCCGGTGCCGGACGTGATCGCGGCCCTTGCCGGTCTCCTCGACGACCTGATCGAGCGTCATGCCGTCGTCCATCAGCGATTGATAGCCCTCGGCCTCCTCGATCGGATTCATGTCGGCGCGCTGCACGTTTTCGATGATCGCTGCGATTTTCTTCTCGCGATCAGTCATCGCGACGACGTTGCATGAGATTTCCGCGAATTGCTTGTAGCCGCGCTCGACCAAGAGTTTATGCGCGCGCCAACGACATTCGCCGGCCACGATTTGGTAGCGGCCGTCGTCACGCGGTCGCACGGTAATGGGCTGCAATAGGCCGCGCTTGCGGATCGATGCCGCCAGTGACTGGATGTGCGTGTTATCGAACGCTTTGCGCGGCTGCGCAGAATCGCGATCGATTTTGACGATGGGGATGCGGATACTCATTGCTGCGTCTCCGGGCGCAGAGCGCACGGTGGCGCGTCATAGAATCTGCCGTCCTCTAGTTTCACGGTGAATACGCGACGCGCTTTGACGACGCGATACACGACTCCATGCTTGCCGCCGAGCAATGCAGATAGTGCGGTCGGGCCAAGGTCGTCCGCCAGCACGATACGATCGCCTTCCTTGTAAGCCTTCATTGTCAAATCGATCATGCTCCCTTCCTTTCTGTGATGCGCGCAAGCCATTGGTGCGCGGTTACGACCTCGTAGCGCTCTTGATTGATGTGCTCGGCAGTTTTCGCCGATACGTCTCAAACACCGGCTTGCCGGTCTCGCGAGATACGGCGATCCAGCTATTGTTGCAGTGCGGTTCGAGTTTCGGGACTGCGCTCATGATCGCTGCCAATACACGGGCGGCGCTTCCGGCGTTGCGTAGCGTGCCGTCGTGTCCAAATAGAATTGATCGTCTGCTGGCTTTTGCAGCGTGACTGTGGCGACGATGTCGGCCGCGCCAGCGTTGAATGCCTTGCCAGACATCGGGCCGCGCATGACGCAATAGCGCGATGCCTTGCCGTCGGTGAATGTCATTATGGTGCAAGTTCTCATTGCTGCACCGTCCTGGTTACTGGTCTGCCGCGCGCAATCGAGGTTTCGCAAACGTCACTGTCAGTGACGATTTGCCCAAGAAACTTGTGCTCGGCGACGTAGCGAATTTTCACAAGATCGCCAGCGCTATTGTATGTGCGCAGAATGTCCGTGACGGTGCAGACGCGCGTTTTGTAGTTGAATCGCGTTCCGATCGCGAAACGTGGTTCTCGCTCAGTCATCGTCATTGCTTCTCCAGTCTCTCTATTTCGCGTTCCACCGCAGCTATATGTTCGTTGCCGCGGCGCTTCCAAAATGGGTCTGTGATATGGCGCAGACTGGCGCGCAGCCGTGCGGCTCGCTTGCGCAGGTGCGCAATCTTCTCTTGATTGCTTTGCGTCATATGCACTCCGTCCAGTGTTCTCCGGTTTCCTCGCCCCACTGCTCGCGCGGCGCCAGTCGCTGACCGCTCATATTGTAGTCGGCGTTGCAGGTGTCGCAGGTGTTGGTGAAGCGGTCGCAGCGCAGCCACCGGCCGCAGCATTTGACCTCTGTCACGGGTTTCTGAAACGTGCCGCCGTCTGGCGTTCCGTTCCAATTCTTCGACGGCACCGTTTCGTAGACAGTCCTTTTTGTCGTCATTGTGCGACTCATCGTTCTGGCCGTGTCTCGGCGTCATAGTGTCGACAGCCGTTTTCGTATTGCGCGCCGAATGGTCCGAACTCTGGATAACGGTCGCACATATGAATCAGGTCGGCGATCAGATCGCCAACTGCGGTGTCATTATCGCTGCCCGTCTGCCGTTGAAACTCTTGCACGGCGGCAAGCGCCCACTTGGCGCGGTCGGCGTTGCCATAGTGGAGACCTCGCCCGTCAGGATCAGGCGGCAGTCCGCGCTTGCGCTCTTTTGGTTGCACTAACTTTTTGCTCATCGTTTCTCCAGTTCTCTCTTGACGCCCTGTCGGCTCCAGAGCGCGAGTTGCCCTGGCAGAGTGACGCGATTGCTTAGCTCCTCGACGATTACGGGCGCTGCATCATCGTCGCCGTAAACGCGCACGACGCGCAGGCCGCGATTGCCGAACCTGAATTCGACATCGTCGATCGGCGGTTCATCCGGCGCGGATGACGCGACGGGCTCGCCGAATAGATCGAGCTGTTTCAAAAGCACGCTCCTCTCGTCATGTTGTTATATATGCGGGTAAATGCGGGGCGCAAGTGCGGGTATGGCATTCTTCCTGGCTTTTATCCTCGCAAAATCAATAGGTTAAGCCGGTCGCGTGTAACCGGCCAGCACATATAGCACAGGTTGCATACTGCGATGACTGACCACGTTCCGGTTGATTCCGGCCACGGCGACGACAAGCGCGCCGTGATGCTCTCGACTGTCGCGCTGCAAGCCGCGGCCTTCGACATCAAGACGCATCCAAACAAGATGCCGTTCTCAGGTGTGCTTACGTACATCGATGAACCGTCTGACGCCGCGCCGGAAGGCACCGGCGGCAAGCGCATCCTCGTGACAGCGGGCGCCGCGCGCGACGCGCTCGACTCTCTGATCGGCATGGGCATCGGCTGCATGGCCGATCTGACCGCGCACGCGCCGCGCAACAAGATTGGCGTGATCAGCGCCGCCGACATCAAACAAGTGAATGGGCGTAACGCCATCGTCGTCGACGGCTACATCTTCGCTGCCGATTTCCCGGAGTTGGCAAAAGAGATCAAGGCCAACAAGGACGACCTCGGAATGAGTTTCGAGGCACGCAACTTGTGGACTAACGATCCCAAGCTGAATCCTGTTTCTGTTACCGAACTTGTCTTCACTGGTGCAGCAATTCTTTTCAAGAATAAGGCTGCCTACAAATCAACGTCAATTAACGCCGCACAGGAAGCAGCCGAACGTGCTGCCGACGTAGTGGCCCATCTTTCAGATCAAGGAGATTTCAAGATGGATGCAGAAGCCCAAAAGAATTTCGACGCTCTCGCTGCGTCTGTCAAACAGATCGCTGACGCAGTGACTGCGCAGGCCACTCAGATCGCAGAGTTGCAGAAGCTGCCGGAGAAGATGGCGAACGTTCAGGCCGCGAACGTGCTCGAAAAAGTCGAGCCGCACGCGAAGCGACTGGAGGATGCCGCCAACAAGTTGGAAGATGCAGGCATTGGTCTGCATGCCAGCGCCGGCCACGTCCAGATTCTCCGCAAGATGGCTGACGGCATTCGTGCCGACGGCGCCGTGGGCAAAGTGTCCCATGTGTTCGATCGCTTTATGGCGAGCGACGCGGCCGCGGTGAAGGCCGGCGAAGACGCTGCGGCGAAGGCGAAGGTCGAGGCCGACAAACAGATCGCCGAGGTGAAGGCTGCTGCCGAAAAGGCGGAAGTCGCGCACAAGGACGAGGTCGCTTCGCTCAAGACCAAGCTGGCCGACGCCGAAAAGAAGATCGAGACGCTGTCGGCTTCGGCCGAGGGCGTGCGCCCGGCGCGCCAGACTCTCGCCTACGCACTCAGCGCCGGTGAGGAGAAGCTGATCGCCAAGGCCGGCATCGAACTGCCCAAGGACGGCAGCAAGATTCCGCTCAACACGCTCAACGACGCGATGGCGAAAGCCGGTCTCGCGACCGAGGATCGTTTCCGTCTGAAAACGGTTCTCGCCCACGTCGGCGCGATCGACTAATCCGATCTGACAATTCGGTTTGTTTGATCAAGGGGGCCTTTTCGGCCCCCGCTTTTTTCCACCCCATCCATTTGATCGGTGCGTCGTTTCTCGCCGCGCCGCGTGAAGGATTTTTCCCCAATGACTGATAAGTTTCAGGCGCGCTTTGAATCCGTGAGCGCGGCCGCGGACTTTCTTGGCAACGGCGCGATTGAAATCAACCGCTACGAGCCCGAGATCGTCGACGAGGTTGTGCGGTCGAGCGTTTTCCTCAATCGCGTTTCTGCCAAGCCGGCTACCGGCCATCCGCATCGCTACTTTGAACAGTTGAACATCGGCACCGCCGCGTTCAACGACCCGCGCAATCTGACGCCAGCCGCCACCGGCCCGCAGCGCGTCGAGCGCACGGCCTTCATCAAGGCCATCACGGTCCAGACGAACCTCTCGCTGTTCGACGTGGACGTGACCAAACAGCAAGGCCAGTTCTCCTACCTGGAGGCCAAGGACATTCAGGACGCCGTCAACGCGATCCTGCGCCTTGAGGCGGCTGCGGTGTGGAACGGCAACGACACGTCGCTGTCGAACCCGACCACGCAGCAGTACATGGGCCTGCTCAACCAGATCATGCAGACGGCCACCATCGGCAACGGTTCCTCGATCGTTGACGGGCTGAAAGCACAGGTCGCCTCGATGATCGCCCGCACCGATTTCGACTCGGACCCGACGGCGATCTACGTCAACCCGAAGCTCGCCAACTACATCGCCCAAGAGTGCAAGGCCATGGGCCTCGTGCTCGACACTGTGGAAGTGAAGGCCGGCGTGAAGGTGAGCGCGATCCAGACCGAGGCGGGCCTCCTGCCTCTGATCAGCGAGCGCTGGCTGCCCTACACCAACGCTGCGGCGTTCGGCTTCTCGGCTCCTCCGTCCGGCTTCAACAACTATTTCGCCGTCATCATGACCGAGCGAATGGTTGAGATGCCGTACATCGATGGCGGTCAGGGCAACCCCAAGCCCCGCATCTTCCAGCTCGGCTTGCTGGGCGGCTTGCAGGGCCAGTACGTCGCCGTGCATTTCAACTCGGTGCTGGCGAAGGGTCCGACCTACGCCCACTCGATCGTCGCGGTCGTCCGTCCGTAATTCCTAACAAGCGGCTGCACGGTAACGGCGTTGCTGTTGCCGTGCAGATTCCCTGTTATTTATTTTGGAAGGATTTCCGTGATGGCCGAACGTATTGAACAGGCGCAAGCCTGGGGTCCCGGCGGCCCGATCAAGCCGTCGCACAAGGGTCTGCTGCATAAAGACCTTGGCGTCGCCCAAGGGAAGAAAATTCCCGAAGCCAAGATCGAGAAGGCCGCACACTCTCCCAACGTGAAACTCGCCGAGCGCGCGCGGTTCGCCGAAGCGGCGGAACACTGGCACAAGGTGTAACGCATCTCGCGATGTCGCAATTGCTCGCCCATGGGCGAGGCTCCCCCCGGACGGGAGTAGTGCAGCACCGGTAGTGGCGTCTGTTTGCGTCCGGTAGGCGACTCCGTGCGCTGGAGCAGGTGGACAAGCCCTGCATTTCAATTCACACCGCGTGGAGGCACGCGCATGGTTTTCAAGTTCTGGCTCGGCATGTTGAATGTCGGCAAGCCGAGCCGCATCGGGCCTGACGGTCAATACGATGCCGCTATCACACTGTGTTGGCGACGGCGCCATTACGCGCCGGTCGGTGAATTGCAGTGGCGCCACATCTGGCGCTTTGCATTCGATCTGTTGCCGCAGCGGCGTTATCGGCCGCTGTCAGAGAAGCCACGACAGGTCTCGGGCACAGACCGACTGAAAGCCACTCTACTGGGTCAGCCGATTTCAGCATCCGCTGAAACCCAGCATTCCAGTGGAATTGATTCATCGCGCTGGACCGGGCGCGAGAGAGCCTTCGCCGGCTTCGGCGAATGGCGTCATCAACTCAAATCCATACGGTCAACTCGGAGGTCTAAAGTGTTTGTTTTCCTCGCTGGCGCAAAAGAACGCGCCAATCCCCGTCACGTTCTCTATGTCACTCCTGGCGTCCCAGGTCTCGGTGGTGGCGTGTCCGCCAACGATGTTCCTGACGAGTGGAAACAGCCATCGGCCGATGGCACGACGACGGTGCCGCGCCAGTTCGAGGTGGTCTTTACGCATGGCCGCGCCAGTGTCGATGAACGCCTCGGCGAATGGCTGGTCAAGACCGGCCATGCGCAGCGCACTCCGCTTGTGCGTGCCAGCGGCAATGCTCTGCTGGGCGGTCTCGCCTCATTGATTTCTGGCCGCGTCCGCTAATATGCCTGCTATCTCTCCCGTTCACGCCTTTCGAGCCCATGGCGCCAGGACGTTATACGGGCGAGGTACGCAAGACGAAGCCAAGCGATACGAGGCGCTGCTCAATCGCGAGCGCAATCTCTACAGCCTCGACAAGCCGACCGACGGCGAGGTCGCTATCTACGCGGGCCAGACCTTCTCCATCAAACAACGGACAGTCCGACTCCTGCTCGGCAAGTGATCTTGCCGCGGAGTCGATTCGGGGTAGCTCAGTGGTAGAGCGTCCGACTGTTAATCGGATGGTCGCAGGTTCGAGTCCTGCCCCCGGAGCCATCTTAACAATCCATTTTCAGGAACGGCAATGTCCTCTGTCTTCGTCACCGAATTCGATGAACTGGTGATTTCCGAGAACGGCGTGCCGCCGTTCGGGAAACTCGACGCCAATACCAAATTGCAGACCGTCACGATCGGCGGTTCGGCGTCTTCCGCTTTCCAGAAGACGACCCAGTTCATTCGCGTAGTCGCCGATGCGACCTGCACCATCAGTTATACGCCGCCTGGCGGCAGTCCGATTGTCGTCGCTTATCTCGGATCGAATCTGCACGGCGAGTATTTCGGCGTTGATCCCGAGGGGACAATCTCGGCTGCGGCTGCATCTTAATCTGGTGCGCTGATGCCCTCACAGTATCTGACACCTCCAGATGATCTTACGACATACGGTCTGCCATCGAGCACGACCACCGCGCAGATCATCCAGGCATCACTGGTGATCGACTCATATCTCAACCGGCCCGAAGGACTGGTCTACGGCGTCGATTATCTGGGCCAGCCGGCCTACATGCTTGGCGACTGTCCGCAGCCGCCTGGCGTGCCGCGCGCGACCTTGAAGGCTCCCGCCGGCATCAATCCCGGCAACGCAGTCAGTGTCCAACTGGCGCCAGCGCAATTGCTCAATGACGACGTAATCGGCAGCGTCGTCATCCTCGACATTGGCACGGCCAACCTTGCCGAAGCCTGCACCGTTCAAGCGATTGCGCCTGGTGGCGTCATCATTCTGACAAGCGTCGCCAACACGCACGCCGCGAATTGCACGATCGATTTCGGCATGACCGTTTTCGAGGAACGACAGCTCCCGGACGAACGTTCGTTGGCACGCGTGTCGCGTCCGATCGTGCGATTGATGTCCGGCCTCGGCCGATACGGCTATGGCCGTCGCACCAGTCAGGATCAGGGGCTCTATACCGACATCAATCTGTTGGCGGTGATTCAGGAATTCGGCGGGCCGCCGATGTGGATTCCGTTCGACACCAAGAACACATTGGTGACAACCACCGCTCGCGAGATTTGGGTCCCGGCTGGCGAATTGCTGCAATACTTTTCTTCGGTGCGCCTCTATTACGTCTGCGGATATTCGCAGGCTGCGTTGCCGTCAATGATCAAAATGGCCACGGCTAACGTGGTCAACTCGATAGCATCCAATACGGTGCTGCAAGGCCAGTTGAAGACGGTCAAGACCGGCACCACGGAAATCACCCGTTTCGCCCCGACGGCGATTGACGCCGACACAAAACGCATGATCGACAATTTCCGTTGTCTACAGTTCATCTGATCGCAGATCAGATTTCCATTCTCGAAGCCGCCCCGACGGGCGGCTTTTTTATTTTCCAGGAGGAGTTATCCAATGAGCTTTCTTTCCAGCGTCGAAGCGATTTTCGAGACCACCGAGGCCGATGTTGTCGCCATCATCGCCAAGGTCAAACAGGGCGCTGCGGTCGCAGAGGCGGAAATAGCCGCTGCGCTGAAATGGATCGCCGCCAACGCGCCGAGCATTACGGCCGACATCCAGACCGTCGTGTCGCTGGTCGAGCAGGCCGGCATTCTGACGCCGTCGGTGCAGGCCTCCATCAACGCCGCCAACGTCGCGGTCGCTGCCCTCAACGTGTTCGCCGCCAACGTGAAGGCCGGCAATTCCAACGCGCAGGCGGTCGTCGCCGGCTATGTCGCTGCCAAACAAGCGGCTGCTGCCGCCTCGACGGCCGCTGCGGTCGCTGCCACCGCAGCGGCTCCGGCCAAGGCTGCGTAATGTTCTCGATCATCGACACCAACTACGATGTCACGCCCCGGCTGTCACGTTTCGTGGCGGCCGGGACGGAATCGTTCGGCCGATACATCGCCCGCGGCCTTGAAGGTGAGGCCAAGGTGATCAAGCCGGCAGAGGCGAAAGCCATTGCCGCTGTCAATAAGCGCGTCTTTCTGATCTACGAGGGTGGCGCGAAAGAGGCGACGCTCGGCGCCGCGCGTGGCCGCGAAAATGGTCTGTGGGCGCTGGCTTATGCCAAGACGCTAGGCGCGCCAAAGGGCGCCGCGATCTATCTCACGGTCGACTTTGACGCCGGTCCAGCCGACATCCTCGCCATCGTCGACTATTTCCGCGCGTTCGGCGAAGCGCTCGGTGGCTATTACACGCTCGGCGCATATGCGTCTGGTTATGTGTGCTCGACGCTCTTTTCTCGCGGCCTGATCAAGTATCGCTGGCTGACCATGTCGAGCGGCTTCCGCGGTAGCAAGGATGCGCTCTCCAACGGCAATTACGAGCTGCGGCAGTTGACCGATCGCGAGGTCGCCGGCCTCGATGTCGATCCAGACACCACCCACGTCGCCAACGGCGATTTCGGCGATTTCGTGCCGTTCGCAATCCCAGCAGATGCGACAGACTCGGTCATCGTCCCGCAGATCGCACCGAACGATACCGCCACGACGTGGCATGTTCCTGGCCTTTCTTGGCTGCTCGGCTACTTCCATAAATAAATCAAGACAGGTGCGCGGATGGTGAATTTGCTCTATCCGCGCACCGTTTCTGTCAGCCGTATGAAGACGGCCGCCAGCGGTAATACCCCGCAGGTCGGCGATGTCGGCTTTCGTGGCGACGCGCCGGTGACAGGCGAAACCGTCATCATCGCCAACGTCCCGGCCAATGTTTCCTACAGAGGCTCAAATCTGCGCAATCCAGCGGATTTGCCGACCGATGCTCGCGGCTCACGTTATCTGATCACGATTCCTGCCGCGAATGCTCCGTGCGGATCAATCACCTATGGCGACATCGTCACTGACGATGTCGGTCTGCGCTATCGCGTCGCCGCTCCAGACTTTCAATTGCTGGGATACGAATTGCAGGTCGAATTGCTCGACATCTGAGGTTGCTCAATGTGCGACGAAACTGATGTCGAGAATACGCTCAAATCGATGATCATCGGCTATCTGTATCCGAACGGCACCGGTCAGTCGTGCGCGGCCGGCGTGCCGTGCCAGGTCGCTCGCGGCTGGCCAACGACGGCAGATTTCACTCTCGCTAACAGCCAGTCCGCATCCGGGATGCCAGGATTGGTCATCGTTTCAGTCTGCACGCGCATTGGCGTTGAACGCAACACCACGCGCAAGCCGCTTTCCTGGATTCCATCCGTGGCGCCTGTCCATACGTTGACGGCGACGGTTGGCGGTTCGCAGAAAAATCAGATCACTATCGCCGGCACGACAGCGACACCGCAGAACGTCATTGCGCTGGTCGGCGGGTCTGCGGATGTGCAGGCCTTTTCCTATGCCGTGCAGCCGGCCGACACAGTCAATTCCATCGCCAGCGGACTCGCTGCGCTCATTGCGGGATCATTCGCAGGCACGACATCAAGCGGCGCCGTCATTACCGTCAACAGCACGCTTCCGGTTGAAGCGCGTGTTACGGCCGCAGGAACCGCCATTCAAATCGTCGGCCAGCAATGCAAGGAATTCCAGATCACGATCTGGTCACCTCCGTGCAACGTGGCCGATCAAGACGCCGACACCTGGCGCACTGCCGTTTCCAAGATCATCAGCCCGCCACTACGCAATCTCAACCGCATCTCAATGATTGATGGCGTCTGGGCCATGATCCGCTATGAGCGGACAGTCACTCTCGATACGGCGCAATCCCAAGGTCTTTATCGGCGCGACCTGTTTTTCCAGATCGAATTTGCCGAGACCGTAGCCATGACGGCTCACGAGATTGGCGCTGCTCAACAGCAAGTCCAGGCCGCCGTGTCGCCCACCGGAAAACTTCCGGTGCCGTCCAATGCGCCGACGCTGACAACCAATTCCTAACAAGGATCACGCCCGTGAAAATCCATCTTGTTGTCTCCCAGCCATTCGAGTCATACGCCAAGGGCCAGATCATCACCGATCAGGCGTTGGTCGCAAAGCTGCGCCGCGGCCCGCATCGCCACAGCGTTGTGCGCGTCATTGAGAAGCCCGAGCACGCCAGCGGCGATTTTTTCCGCAGCGATGCCGAACTGGCAGATAAGCGCAAGCTGTCTGGCGCCTTGGCTGGCCAGGAGTAAACGCCATGGTGGAGGCAAAGCGCCCGGCGATTATTCAGTGCGATATGGAGTTACTGACAAAGCTGTCGACGCGGCTGCAATTCGCGACGGTCGGTCAGAATGTCTATTACAGCGACACACTGAAAGACCTGGTCGATCGCCATTGCCCAGACATCTACGACATGGCCAAGGACGCCGGTTTCAAGTTCATTCCGAGCACCAACAAAGAAGACTTGGTGAGCAAGCCGCCCGATCTTCGCTTCGACGTGATCCGCGTCGCTGAATAACGAGTCTCGTTCCTGATTTTTCAATTACTGGCGCCGTTTCGGCGCCTTTTTCATTTTCCGAGGGAAATTTTTCAATGCCTCAGATTGTCCAAGAGGGCCAGATCAATCTCGCTGCGCTGAATGTGCCTGATCTGATCGTCCAGATCATCCCGCCGCAGCTTTTGATCAACGGGGTCCCGAGCAACATCGTCGGCTTCGTCGGCACCGCAAGCTGGGGTCCGACCAACGTCCCGCAGGTTGTCGGTGGTTATCAGGGCGGCGTCGTGCAGTTCGGTCTGCCGAATCCGCGCAAGTATGACCTGATGACGGCAACTTGGGCGGCGACGCTCCAGGGCGCGCAGGCGTTCCGGCTGGTGCGCGTCACCGACGGCACCGACACGGCCGCGTCCGTTGTGATCCAGACCAATTGTCTGACGGTCAATGGTCTCTACAGCGGCACGCGCGGCAACAACATCAATTTCTCGCTCGGCGCCGGTTCGCAGCTAAACACCATGCGCGCGGTCGTGGCAATGCCCGGCCAGGTGCCGGAGGTGTTCGACAGCATCTCCGAAGGCGTTGTCGGTTTCTCGGTCACCGCCGGTAACTACACGGCGTGCCCCGATCTGCTCACGATCGACGCGCCGACGCTGCCGAATGGCGTGCAGGCTGTCGCGTATCCGCAACTGACAATGACCGGCATCGGCACTATCAGCGGCACGATGACGGGCTATGCGGTTGGCGACCATGTCGTGTTTGCCAACGGCGTCGAAATTGCCGTCGAGACGGTCACCACCGGCGCCATCGCCACCTATAGTGTCACCAATGCCGGCTCTGTGCCGGCGGGCGAGACTGCGCCGACCGGCGCGATGTCGCAGACCTCGACGACTGGCGCCGGCACTGGCGCAAAGCTCACGCCGACTGGCTGGGGACTGGGTCAGCCTATCCTGGTCACTGGCGGCTCCGGCTATTTCGGCGACGCGCCAAACGTGACGATCGTCGGCGGCACGGGCAGCGCTGGTACGATCACCGCGTCCACCGCGTATTGGACTAACATCGCCAATGCCATCAACAATGGCCAGTCTGGTCTTCGTGGTCCGTCGCAGTTCGTTTCCGCGACCGCGGGTGGCGGCACATCGACGCCTACGGCAACCGGTTACACGCTGTCCGGCGGCACCGATGGCGCCAATCCGGCCTCGATCGGGCAGAGTGGCACGCCGGCCCTGGTTGGCCAGGACGCGCTGCCGCGCACCGGCATGTATGCGATGCGGTCGGCTTTGATCTCGATTGCCGCGCTGGTCGATTGCGACGATGCCACGACGTGGTCTGCACAGGTCGCGTTCGGTTCCTCGGAAGGCATCTACATGATCGGCACTTTGCCGAATGCCGCAAATCTGACCACCGAGACCAGCACTGAGGGCTCCAAGGCCTCGTTCGGCATCGACAACTTCACCTTCAAGCTGATGTTTGGAGACTGGTGCTACATCAATGATCCGGTCACCGGTGCCCAGCGCATGATCTCGCCGCAGGGCTTCGTGGCTGGCTTCATGGGCAACCAGGACCCGTCGCAGACGCCGATGAACAAGCCGATGAACGGCATCGTCGGCACGCAGAAATCGAAGACCGGAATCCAATACACCAACGCCGATCTCCAGGCGTTGTCTGCGGCCGGCATCGACGTGATCTGCAATCCGAATCCGGGCGGTACGTATTTCGCGCTGCGGCTTGGCATTAATACGTCGAGCAATCTCGCGGTCAATGGCGACAATTACACGCGCATGACTTATTTCATCGCGCGTTCGATCGCCCAGGGTTGCGGCAGCTACGTTGGCCAATTGCAAACGCCGACCGAGCGTTTGCAGGCCATGACCACGCTGGCGGCATTCTTCGCCAACATGGAAGCGCTGGGTCTGATCGGCACCGCCGACGGCTCGCCCTGCTATCAGGTCGTGTTGAACGACTCCGACAATCCGCAGACGCTGGTGGCCCTTGGTTACCAGATCGCATACTGCAAGGTGATCTATCTGTCGGTGATTCGTTATTTCATCGTCGACCTGGAAGGCGGCCAGACCGTCACCATCACGTCGCAGTTGCCAACCGGCGCCACCTCGCCTGGGTTCAGCAACAACAACGGCGTCATCACCGGCTAAGGCAAAACTCTGACACCTGCATGAACCAGCTTCGGAGTCTTCCGTCGCTGGTTCGTGTTTTGTTGAAAGCGTGTAGCCCATCGGAAATTGTGCGGGCCATAATCGCCATCGTTGTCTGGATAGCGGTCAATCGAATGTTTGTTCGATGGTCGCTTGCCGACATCGAGGATAAAGCACTCGTAGCCGCTCAATCCGTCTTCGCCATTTGACCAGCGTTCGCAGACTTTGATGCCGCGCCCGCCGTAATCCTTGTAGGATTTGTGGTTGGGATTATTGCAACGATCTTTCATGTTGGCCCAAAGTTGGTAAGGCGCAGGCCATTTCTTGGCATTGATTTTACGGCGTGGTGTTAAACCGTGCTTGGTGTTCTTTTTGATGACACTCTCAATCTGAGCGCATCCGCAGCTAGTAGTGTTTGCCGAACTTAAATCTGAGCCGCGCGCGGTTATTACCGTGCCACATTCGCATTCACAGAAGAAAAATCGGCGCGACCGCCCTGTATTCTGATCGCGCCTTTTCATGGCTTCCGAGAATACGGTTAGCCTTCCGAATTTTCGCCCAATCATTTCGACCGCCCGCATATACCCGTATTTTGGGATTGCTCGGCCGGTTTTCAATCTATTGTTAGGAGAAGTTGTATGCCGGTCAATGGGTATACCGTAGGTCGTGACGTTCAGATCGTGATGAACAGCCCCACCGGCAACGGGGTTGGCGGCACGGTCATTCCGCCCGACCAAATCACGAGCTTCGACGCCAAGCCGATGAAGAAAGAGGTTTGGGCGCGTCCGCTTAATTCGCCACCGCAGCCGATCTACATGCCTGACGGCTGGAAAGGCACGATCGAGGTGGACCGCATGGATGCGACGCTCGACACCTATCAGGCCACGATCGAAGGAAATTTCTGGCAGGGCACCAATACGGCGTCTGGCATCGTGACAGAAACGATCACCGAGGAGAACGGCAACCAGACTGTCATCCAGTACAACGGTTGCATGTTTTGGGTTGAAGACCCCGGCTCGTACAAGGCTGACGGCAATATCGTTCAGCGTGTCGAGTTCTCGGCAGGCGAGCGAAAAATTACGCAGTCGAGCGCCGCGTAATCCAATTACTGAAAATTAGGAGGTACTATAATGGCTCAACGAGCAGCCATGCGCGTTGCTGAAACGCCGACCGAAAGCGTCGTCAATTCCGCCAATGCCATCGTCTACAAAACGGATTCCATGAAACGCAAGATCGGAGTTGTGCGGCCGAACGCGCTGATGCGCATTCGTCTGTTCAAGATGATCGGGCCGGAGTCCTCACTCAATCAGCGTCTGGTGAACGAACTGATGCTGGCGATGTCGGTAAAGGAAATCGACGGCCGGCCACAGATCGTCAACACCGAGCGGCAGCTCGATACGTTGATTGCCGAGTTGGATGATGCAGGCCTCGCTGCCGTTGCCTCGGCATGGATCGATGACTTCGGCACTGCCAATGCTGGCGACGAAGACGACGAGTCGGATGATGGCAAAGGCGAAAAAGCGTGAACTCAGCGCGCGCCAGAAATCTCTGCTCCGCAATCTGATTCTGGACCCCGAATTGAACGAGTGCCTGTTGCTCGTGAAATACGGGGTCCCGTTTGATGTTGCGTTCTCGCTGACTTGGCAGGATCGCTTTGCCTGGTGCGTGATCCTTCAACGATTCGACGGTGCCAAATTCAACTTTCAGAAAATGAAATTTGAGGACCCGGACACAAGATCATAATCCAGACTGGCCGGCCTGTCTTTCGTCTGCCCATCGACATTCTGGATGGTCTGGCGTGCGCACGCAGATCAAGCCGCCGGATGATTGTTCGGCATCCGCGGCTGCATCGTCACCTCGATTGAGCGTCTGGCAGATGTCGTTGCTGGCGCCGAGCAGGCGGAAAAAATCGACGTTGTCCTGGGCAACCGCATAGGCGCGCAGCTTCTCCATGACGGTTCGCGACCGACAGACGAGCACAGAATCGCCCAACGTTGCCGCGTGGCATGGGGCGATCGCGGCGCACATTATACATAGCGCGCCCATGATCCTGGCAATTCGAGCCATAGCGATCTCCTTCCCACCCCCTTGTAACTCCCCCACATAGCCGTTGCGCTGCGCCCGTCAAGGACGGTGCGGCAGGCGGTCACAGGTGTCCCATGGCCGCGATGTCGCTCGCCGAGTTCTCCGCGATGCTGGCGCGGGCGGCGAGGAACGTCAGGCCTGAATTGGTCAAGGACGCCACCGAAATCGGGGTCGAGCAACACAGCATTGCCTACAAGATGATCGGGCAGGAAATGCCCGAGTGGCCGCCGCTTGCCGAACGCACGATCGAGGAGAAGGAGCGGCTTGGCTACACCGGCCAGGTCTCAGAGACCGATCCGCTGCTGCGCACCGGCGAGATGCGCGACACGATCGAGGCCCGCGTCACCACGACGCCGGGCGGCGTGCAGTTGGAGGTCGGTTCCAAAGACAAGGTTGCCCTCTATCAGGAAATGGGAACGGCGCTCATTCCGCCTCGGCCTTTCCTCGCCATGTCGGCGATCGAGGTCATGCCGTTTGCCGAAAAGACGATTACCCGCACGGTGACCGAAATTTTTACGAAAAAGGATTGATTGAGCCATGCCCGTGACATCCTTCGAGGTCGCCACGGTCTTTCAGATCATCGACAAGGCCACTGCGGTCCTCAACCGCATCAACAAGTCGGTCGATGCTCTCAACGACAAGATCGAATGGGCGCAGCTCAATCTGTCAAAGCTGGGCAACGTCCAGTTCGACAAGCTGAATGCCAACCTAAAAAAGGTTCAGGATCAGTTCGTCGCTCTGGACGATGAAATCGAAGCCAGCATCAGGGTCCAGGCCGGCGCGACACGCGCGGCAGGCGCCAGCGTGCAGAATCTTGCGCGACAGTGGCGCGACGTGAACGCCGCGGCAACCTCTGCCGCAATTGCGACTGACAAGGCCACCAGAGCCTCGATCCTGGCTGGCGCGCGTCGCGGCGGCTTCGGCCCGACGTTGCCAGTTGGTGGTGGAACTGGCGGTGGTGGTGGCCGTGGTTGGCGTGGCAATGGCGGCTACGGCGGCATCAGCCTTCGCGGTCCTGGCGGCACCCACATTGGTGGCGGCTTCCACGCGCACACGCATTCCATGGTGGGCCAGGGGCTGCTGGCCGCTCTCGGCGTTGGCATCTACGAACAAAGCAAGCTCGAAGACTACGCCTATCGGGGCGTCTTCACCGGCGGGGTTTCTTCCTCGCACATGAAGGACATTCAGGACATCATCAAGCGCATTGCCTCCAAGACTGGCGGCAGCATTGATGATCTCGGCGAGGCCACGCTCGACGAAATTCGGCAGCTTGGCGGCACCGGGCTGTCCTGGCAACAGAAGATGAATGTGCTGGGTCCACTCC